AGAGGTTACGAATTGCGGGCTTCTGATCATTTACTTTTTGGCGAAGATATACCAGAAAATTATGGATATGAAATTGCAAAAGAAATAAATTGCAAATTTGAACCAAGAGATTATCAAAACAAATATATTGTAGATGCGTTAAGAGATAGTAGATCGCTTTCTTTATCTCCTACTTCTTCTGGTAAATCACTTATAATCTACTTAATACAACAACATTACTTTAGAAATTACGACCATAGAACTCTTATTATTGTTCCAACGATTGGATTGGTACATCAGATGTATGGCGATTTCGTTGATTATGGATGTGATCCATCAATGATGTATAAAATCCAAGGTGGAATTGATAAGAATACTGATGCTCCTATCGTTATTAGCACTTGGCAATCATTGATAAAACTAAATAAAGATTGGTTCTCTCAGTTTAAAGTTGTATTAGGAGATGAGGCGCATCTATTCCAAGCAAAATCATTACAAAAAATTATGGAATCGTTAGACGAATGTTATTATAGACATGGATTTACTGGTACTCTTAAATCAGAAGAGAGTAAAACTCATAGATTAGTTCTTGAAGGTTGTTTTGGTTCTGTAAGAAAACATGTTACAACTAAAGATTTAATGGATGCTGGTACTGTTGCCGACTTTAATATTAAAGCAATTGTATTATCTCATAGTGCAGAAAATCGTAAAGCATTTAAGAAAGCTATATCTAAGATAGATAGTGCTAGTAAGAAATATCCGGCAGAGCGCGAATATTTGGTAAACCACGAGAAGAGAAACTTATTCATTCGTAATCTTCTTTGGTCTTTAAAAGATCAGAATAATTTAGTATTATTTGATTTAGTAGAAAAGCATGGTAAAATACTTGAACCTATGCTTCGCAAAGATGATCGTCAATTACACTTCATATATGGTGCAACTAAGGGCGACGAAAGAGAACGTATACGTCATTTAATAGAAAATGATCCTATTAAACAACACGATATTCTTGCATCTTATGGTGTGTTTTCGACTGGTGTAAACTTAAAAAAGCTTGATAATGTTATCTTTGCTTCAGGATCTAAATCTGAAGTTAAGGTTTTGCAATCGATAGGAAGAACCTTGAGAAAGGGTAATGATGCTGATAAAGCAACTCTATACGATATTGCCGACGATCTTAGCGTTGGAGCATATTCTAACTATACCTTAACACACTTTAGAAAAAGAGTTGAGATTTACGGCCAAGAGCAATTCGCAATGAAGATCTATACCATAGATATATAATATTATTTTAAAGGCGATAAGCCTATTATACTCGGCATTCCAAAAATGTCAACAAAAAAATAAAAAGTGTACAAATTAACAATTTCGCTGTACATTTTATATAACAACCCAAATATACGGAGGAGGCTAGTGTTCTAAAATGGCTAAAAGAGCGAAGAAGAACTATGTTAATAATGCAGACTTTCTTGAAGCATTAATACAATACAAAAAATTATGCGTTGAAGCAGAAGATGCTGGTGACGAGAAACCAAGATGTCCTGACTACATTGGTAAGTGCATCTATCAGATTGCAACAAGACTTGCAACAAAACCAAATTTCAGTGGTTACTCATATAAAGATGATATGATATCAGACGGAATTGAAAATTGCCTATTATATATGGGTAACTTTAATCCTGAAAAATCTCAAAATCCTTTTGCGTATTTTACACAAATTATTTGGTTTGCTTTCTTACGTCGCATTCAAAAAGAAAAGAAACAAATGTATATTCGTTTTAAATCTTCGCAACAGATGATTGCAACTGGTGGAACTTATGCTGGTGGAGAAGACGTTACTCTTAACTTAACAACTTCTGCAGATTATATGAATTCCTTTGTTCAAGATTATGAAGATAAGATTGCAAGAGATAAAGCAAAGAAAAAGAATGCAGATGAAGAAGTTGATATTCAAGAAGTAATTGACGAGATCGATGAAAAATGAAGATAGCTATCATCACAGATATGCACCTCGGAGTAAGAGGTGATTCAAAGATATTCTTAGATCATCAAGAACGTTTCTTTAATGAGATATTCTTTCCGTATTTAGATAAACACGAAATCGATACGGTGTTAGATCTAGGAGATACATTTGATAGAAGAAAGTATATTAACTACGTAACACTCGGAAGAGCAAAGAAGTTTTTCTTTGATCAGCTTCAATCACGGGGTATAGAATATCATGCTGTAGTAGGTAATCACTCAGTTTATTATACGAACACAAATGAAGTAAACTCAATGGATTTACTACTTCAAGAGTATGAAAACTTTAATATATACAGAGATGAACCAGTAGAATTGACATTTGGATCAACTAATGTTATTATGGTACCGTGGATCACGAAAACAAACTCAGAAACATCTTTGGAAGCTATACGAAATTCTAACGCTCATATATGTATGGGCCACTTTGATATCGTTGGATTTGAAATGTTGAAAGGTGCTATATGTGATCACGGCTTATCTAAAGAGTTGTTTACTTCTTATGAACAAGTTTATTCTGGACACTTCCATCACCCATCTGAATATGGTAATATTAATTATTTAGGTGCACCTTATGAAATGACATGGTCAGATTATCAAGGTAAACGTGGGTTTAGAGTTCTTGATACTGAAACTCGCAATCTTAATTGGGTTCTAAATCCATTTGCGATATATCATAAGATTGATTATGACGATAAAGACATGACTATCGAAGATATAGCTAATCTTGATATGACTAACATCAAAGATGCTTATATCAAAGTCATAGTTAAAAATAGAACTAATCCTTACATATATGATTTGTTCATTAATAAGTTAACAGACGGAGGTGCTGCAGACGTAAAATCTGTTGACGATTCGTTAGATTTAGAAGATAGTGGTGTAGATGATATCTTGGATGAAACTAAAGATACCAAAGATATTCTACATGATTATGTTAGATCGATAGACACTAAAGCAGACAAAGTAAGGATCAAAGAATTGATTGATGAACTATATTCGGAAGCACAAAATATCTAATGAAAATATTATTTCAAAATATTAAGTATAAAAACCTGTTATCTTCTGGCAATGCTTGGACAAAGGTTGAACTTGATAAGAATAGAACAACTCTTATTTCCGGTACTAATGGCAGTGGTAAATCTACTCTTTTAGATGCCATAGTATTTGCCCTTTACGGTAAAGCATTTCGTAAGGTTAATAAGAACCAGTTGATTAATACGATAAACGCAAAAGAAACCTTAGTTGAAGTTAACTTTAAGATAGGTAAAAATACTTTCATGATACGTCGAGGCATTAAACCAAACGTATTTGAGATATGGAAGAATGGAGAACTCTTAAATCAAGATGCAGCTTCAAAGGATTATCAAGCTTATCTTGAACAAAACATTCTTAACTTAAACTTTAAATCTTTTAACCAGATTGTTATTCTCGGTTCTGCAACTTATGTACCTTTTATGGAATTACCAACTGGAACAAGACGAGATATCATTGAAGACCTGCTTGATATTCAAGTCTTTAGTACAATGAATACATTACTTAAAGATAGAGTATCTAGTAATAAGGACTCAATTAACGAAAATAGTTATCAGATGGATCTTACGGAATCTAAGCTTGAGTCTGCAAAAGAACATAACAAGTCTATTCGTGCTATTAAGACCGAAGAGGTTGATAAGATTAAAGAAAAAATGTCTGTACATATTGATGCTATTGAAAAAGCAAAAACTATTATGAAAGCTCAAAACGCTACTTTAGATATCATTTTAGATGACATTGAAGATAAACCTGAAATGAAAGCAAAATCCGAAAAAGCTAAATCATTACGTAGAGATATTGAAAGCCAAATTCGTTCTCATAAAAAAGAAGTATCATTCTACCACGATAATGATGATTGTCCTACATGTAAACAAGGTATTGAACATTCTTTTAAAGCTAGTATCATTGTTGAGAAGGATGAGAAAATTATTGAATTAGAAGAAGGATTAGAAAAGCTTGCTGCAAAAGCAAAGACTTATGATGATCGTCTCGAGTCTATATCGGTACTTGAAGATCAAATGAGAGATATTAATCTTGCTATCGGTGACCAACGTGCGACAATCAAGGTTGCTAAGAATGCTTTAGTTTCATATAAGAATGAACTAGATAAAGCTGAAGAAGAAGTTCAAGCAGTAGATGCTTCTACAATTGAAACTCATGCTACTAATCTTAAGAAATTTGAAGTAGACCAACAAGAATTGTTTAATCATAAAGAGATCTTAACTGTTGTATCTGCTATGTTGAAAGATGGTGGTATTAAAACACGTATTATTCGTCAATATATACCCGTAATGAATAAGTTAATCAATAAGTACCTCGGTGCTTTTGACTTGTTTGTTGATTTCCAATTAGATGAAAACTTCAATGAAACGATTAAGTCTAGATTTCGTGACACTTTTTCTTATGCATCATTCTCAGAAGGAGAGAAACTTAGAATTTCATTATCAATCATGTTAGCATGGAGAGCAGTTGCAAAGCTTCGTAATTCTGTAGCGACAAATTTATTATTGTTAGATGAAACTTTAGATGGTGCATTGGATGGTGTGGGTATTGAAAATCTTATAGATACATTACATAACCTAAATTCAGATGATAATATTTTTGTAATATCACATAGAGGTGATCAGTTCGGTGACAAATTTGATCATCACCTTAACTTCAAAAAGGTTAAGAACTTTAGTGAGATATCAAGCTAGGAGAAAAAATGCGTCATTCTATCGAAGATCTAATTAAAAGAATAGGTGTAATGAAAGACAAAGCAATACTGTTACACCGTGTTAGAAACGAATTTGCTGAGATTTCTTATAAAGAATACGACCACGCAGCTTGTAATGCATTGATAGAAGACATACAAGCTATGGCCCTAAGTATCGCAAATGATAAAGAGGGCGACGAAATCATTACAGAGATGGAATACAAGAAGTAATTGTTTACAAACTCGTACTTTAATGGTACTATCATTCTATATTATGAATAAGGAATCCCATGTCTAAATTTTACACATCAGTCGAACGTTTCGGCAACAATATCCTTTGGCGAGGTTATGAGAATGGCAAAAGCTTTTCTCGCAGAGTTAAGTATCAACCAACACTATTTACAGGAGTAAGGCACGATACTAAATACAAGTCTCTTAGTTCTGGAAAATATCTAGAGCCCACTAAGATGGACTCGATGCGTGATGCAAAGGATTACATTGAACAATATAAAGATGTGCATGGTTTTGAAATAGCAGGGTCTAGTAACTATGTAGCTCAATTTATTCAAGAAAATTACCCAGGTGAAATCAAATATGATCCTTCATTGATCAATATCGTATCATTTGATATTGAGGTTGATATCGCTACAGGATACCCAGATGTTAATACTGCTGACAAAGAAATTACATCTATAGCTTACAAATCTTCGAAGTCTTCTGATTACCACTTGCTTGGCCGCAAGGGTTATGACAAAAGTAAGACTTTACTAGATCTTGATCCAGATAACATTCATTTCATGGAATTTGATACTGAACATGCTTTACTTAAGCGCTTCAAAGAGTTGTGGATCAATAATTATCCTGATATCGTTACTGGTTGGAACGTAGAATACTTTGATATACAATATCTTATAACTCGCATGAAGAACTTATTCGGTGAAGAATGGGTAAAAGATCTATCACCTTGGCGTAGCATTAGACCAACAGGCCGAGAGTTCTATGGTAAAATGCAAAACACATATGAGATTTCTGGTGTCTCTATCATTGACTATATGGATTGCTTTAAGAAGTTTGGCTATAAGTATGGTCCGCAAGAGTCTTGGAAGCTTGATCATATTGCTAACGTTGTATTAGGTGAAAAGAAATTAGATTACTCTGAGTATGGTAACCTTAACGCGTTATACGAACAAAATCCACAACTATATCTTGACTATAACCTTAAAGACACGTGGTTAATCCAAAGATTTGAAGATGAAACCTCACTACTCCAACTCGTTATGACTGTCGCATATGGCGGTGGTGTAAACTATAACGATGCGTTTGGTACAGTTGGTATTTGGGAAACAACTTTATATCGCAAACTTATGAGCGAAGGCCGTGTTCCACCAGTCAAAGGTGGCCCAGGTCAAAGAGCTGGCGATCTTGTAGGTGGTTATGTTAAAGATCCACGTGTAGGTATGCATCCTTGGATCGTATCATTTGATCTTAACTCTCTGTATCCGCACTTAATGTTACAATATAATATGTCTCCCGAAACTTATTTGTCAGAAGAACGAGATCATGTTACACAAGATATGGTATTGAATGGTCAGTACCAAAGTAATAGAGAAGATATGTCTGTATGTGCTAATGGTGCTTGTTTTACTAATCAATTCCAAGGTGTAATTCCTAGCATCATTGATGAATACTACGGTAATCGTAAGATCATCAAGAAGAAAATGCTTAAAGTAGAGCAAGATCTTGAAGATGCTACTGATCCTGCACAGAAAGAATTGTTAAAGCGTGAAGCAAACCAATTACATAACTCTCAAATGGCTATCAAAATTGCTATGAACAGTTTGTATGGTGCTACAGCAAATATCTACTTTCTATACTATATTAACGACATGGCCGAAGCTATTACTACATCTGGTCAATTGTCTATTCGTTATGGACAGAAAGCAGTTAATGACTATCTAAATAAAATATTAAAGACTGATAAAGACTATATCGTTTATATCGATACAGACTCTATCTATGTTGATATGGCACCAATCGTAGAGAATGCCTTTGGTACTGTTGATGTTGACCGCAAGAAAGGTGAAGAGTTTCTTGACAAAGTTTGCCAGATGAAGATTGAACCAGTGTTAGAAGCTGGTTATATCGAACTCGCAAAGAAGATGGGTGCGTATCGTCAAGCTATGCAAATGGCACGAGAAAAGATTACTGATAAATCTGTCTTCATCGCTAAGAAGCGTTACATTATGAATACTCTTAACTCAGAAGGTGTACACTATGAAGAGCCAAAGATATCAGTTACTGGTTTAGAGTCAGTAAGGTCTTCGACGCCTGAAGTATGTCGTGATAAACTTAAAGAATCTTTCAAGGTTATTATGAACGAAGGTGAAACAAAAACTCAAGAATTTATCGCAGACTTTAAAGCAAAGTTCTTTAATCTTCCTGCTGAAGACATTGCAAAGAATTCAGGCACAGACAACATAGATAAATATCGTGATAGAGGATCAGGATCTCTATACAAAAAAGGCTGTCCTATGCATGTTCGTGGTTCGATACTTTATAACCACTATCTTAGACAAAACGGCTTAGATAAAAAGTATGATAGTATTAAAGGTGGAGACAAAATAAAGTTCGTATATCTAAAAACGCCTAATCCAATACGAGAGAACATCATATCTTTCCCTGGTGTCTTACCTCCAGAACTTGGGTTAAACAAATATATCGATTACGAAAAACAATTCGACAAAGTATTCTTAAGCCCTTTGCAAGCTATTCTAGAAGCAGTTGGTTGGAATGCTGAACACGTCAATACGTTAGAAGATTTTTTTGCTTAGGAGTAATCATGAATACCAAAACCAGAATAGAAGAAGTTACTAAGGCTCACAAACATCAGCACTCTATTGTTGAAACATTAGAAGCCGAAAAAGCACCAGAAGAAACAATAACAAAAGCTAAGATTGTTAAACTAAAACTTAAGGATGAGTTAGAGTATCTGTATAAGCTAAATGATTGACATTTGATCTTACGCATGTTAGAATACTAATAAGTTATGAAAGGAATATACTATGAGCGATTGGGTAAACGACATCTATATGATGCATAACCGGTTTGGTGTACGCAAATGGTTTGATGAAAACAAAGATAATAAAGACTTGATGGATAAGTACCTTAAGTTTCGTTTGTCTATGTGTAAAGAAGAACTTGATGAAACACTCGATGCAGTTGAAGCAAAAGATCCAGAAGAAATCGTAGACGGCTTAATTGATATGTGTGTATTTGCTATTGGTACATTAGATGTATTCGGCGTAGATGCAAACGAAGCATGGGATCGTGTATACAAAGCTAATGTATCGAAAGATGTCGGTGTTAAAGAAGGTAGGCCGAACCCTTTCGGATTACCAGATCTTATTAAGCCTGAAGGTTGGGAAGCACCTAATCACGATGGTAATCACGGAGATTTAAATAAGGCAGTATAGCATGTTAGCGCCATACAGGGTGTGACAAATTGGCTTTATCTAGATAAATACTCTTGTATAGTTTACAGGAGGTCCCACAATGTGCACACCGTTTGTACGTAAAGAAGCCAATCGTCTTAACTGGTTAATTAAAGGTCAGCTAATTAATAAATCCGAAAGTGATAAGACTGTAGAACAACTTTATGATAGTTACTTCAAAAGACTTTG